GGTGGCGCTACGCTTCGAGCGTAAGCCCTTTCGTTAGTGTTCCAGGAGCGTACCGTGTCTACATCGGATAACATAGGTAAGAACCTAAGCTATACCGACTATGCTTCCCATAGATTAGATATCTATAGGCAGGCGGCACGTGACGTAGCTGCTCGGAACTCTGGTCTAGAACGATACGTGATCAATCTATTCGGACCTGACTTGATGGGATCAATTGCGTTAGCTTTCGACCCGTACAAGCAGTTCCAGAATGAGATTCAGACCACTGCCCATCTTACCGATGGGCCTAAGATCGTTCGTACACGTAGTCCGCGGACTTCACCTCTGTACAATCGTACAGAGTTGTATTCCACTACGGTGGGTGTTGCTGGATATCATCATGACCCCGATGGGGGTTTATTTGATTATATCTGGGAACCCTTCACCTACGCGACTACGACTGGTACAAGAAATCGGGGAGATCAACCCCCGCTTTTTGGTCTTATCCGTGATACTACTCGGAGTACGAGACCTATGAAACAAGATAAGGGTGAATTTGAGTTATTCATCCCTAAAATGTCTAGTAGGAATCGTTCCCGATCGTATCTTAAAACGGATGAGTACCGGTACCTTTCCTTTCCCGACAGTCAAGGTCAACGTTCTCATTCGAAAACGTGGATCCGATCTGAAGTGAGAGGACCAGAGTTCGCGGTCACTAATGCAAACGTTCAAGCACTGTTACCTGGAATCCGTAACCGCGCTTTGTCTGTGATGACAAATGAGGTTTATGGGATGCTGGACAGAGTCCAGCCTCGTCATAGAACGTATTCCTTGTTTTACCAGATCGCTGAATTGAGAGAACTCCCTATCACTATCAAGGGAACTCTCAAGATCTGGCAGGACTTTGAACGTATTGTGGGAACGAATTATTTTCGTTCCCTCTTGCAATCACGCCATTTATGGCGTGATCCCCAGTTGATGATAAGGTATGCGGAACATTTGGGCCATTCAACTGGCTTCAATTATAACGCACTCCGAAACATCGACGAGAATGCAGCCTCTGCCTTCCTTACTTTTAAGTTCGGATGGGAGAGTATGTATCGTGGGGTTATTGACCTCCTACCGTCCGTCAATCGAGCGACCAAGGATGTAAATGCCTTGATCAATCAGATTGGCAGGACGCACAGTAGGCGGACCAAGAAGACTTGGTCCGAACCGAACGCGAGCATTCCGCCTTTCTTCGGCTTCACACCTCTACGTACAGAAATCTTCGGATCTACTTCCATACAATCGGAAGGGACCCGAGATTGCGAGCTTCGCCTTATGGTGAATACCGCAATATGGTTTCCGCACTTAGACGTCCCAACTCTAAGACGAGAGTTAGTCATAGAGAAACTGGGCATCTATCCAACTCCGAGTGATATCTATAATTTGATACCTTGGACTTGGTTAGTTGATTGGTTTGGCGGTCTAGGCGACTACATATCCTTGATGGATAGTATAGCTAATGACCAGATGATCATCAACTATGGTTTCATAACTTACAAAGAAGTAAGTCGTGCTACCATGAAGGTCGCCGGAGAATTCCAAACTGTGGTAAAGACGAACGTAGACTTCATTGAGCAGGAAAGCGTTACTACAACGCCTATGGTTCATGAAGGCGAGTTCACCTACAAGTACCAACTTCGTAGATCTATACCATCGCTCACTAACGTTAGACAATATTGGGGAACAAATTTGAACCCCAATCAAACCGCTATCCTTGGAGCTCTTGCGAGCGTCAAGGGTGGCAGCCTCGCGAGACGTGATGTCTCGTAAGGTCAACGTCAGAAAACGAAGGATACTCTGACATGGCTCTTGTTGATCCCATCACCGTCGCAGCCAGCGCGCCGACACCAGCACTAACTTTTAGTGTGATTCGACGCGATGGTTATGGTTCTGATCGCTGGGACGTAGCCAATGGCTACCAACTAGCTTTCAACCATTCGACTTCACCCAACAATGGTGAACGGCATTATATGAAGGTGTCGCAGACCTTGGATGCTACCTCTCCCTATACGGGTTTGGTTAGCAAACAAACTGCTAACGTCTCCATTTCTGCTTCGTTCCCACCGTTTGGGTGGAATGCGGCCGCTAAAGCAGCGCTTGTAAAAGCTCTGCTTGACACGCTCGCCGACGCTGATGTCACTACTGCGAAATTTGTTGCTTTTGAGTCGTAAGACTCTCAGCTCATCTTTCGCCTAAGAGGTTAGCATTCGCTGCCTCACAAGGAGGTAACAAATGTCTAAGAATACCAAGGAAAGTCTTTCAACTATCCTTGCTATCCTCACCATTATTGGTGAGCTTCTTCGGGAGTGGATCAAAACTCAGGGTTCGTCATTACTTAACGACCCCTCGTTAGACCCACTGGACAACAATACCATGTCACAGGATTCCTTATTCTCTTTTAAAGGAGATAAGGATGAAGAGCCTGCCTCGAATAAAGGTAGGGACACCGCTTCAACAAGTGATCTCAGAGAGACCACTCGCGAAAACGGATCCAAACCTCATTCATAAGGGTATCTTACGCAGCCTATTAACTGATGTTGATAGGCTGCGTCCTGGAACGAAAGGGCTCGGGCGTGACTTAGTCACACTCGAGGCGCGTATTGAACACGAAGGTATCAGTATTCTTACTGTTACTCTTGGTTACTTAGGCAAAGCCATTGAAAAAGGCCTAGCAGAAGGAACCTTCACCTGCCCGAAAGGCTTCAAAAGAGGCCGAGGGTCCAAGATCCCGCTATTATATAGTGGTGTCTTGGGTGATGTGTTCGATTCAATTACTGGTGATCTAGTAAAGGAG